CGTGAACTGGACCAGTTTGAGAGGACCCTTGAGGGCCTCTCATCCTGAGGGTACTGAGTTATAAAACTTAGTGCCCTCTTATGCCATTCTGGCATAAGGTCATATACCACCTTCGTTTCTTCAAGATCCGGAGGGGTAAATCCTAAACCTCCCAACTGAGTTGGAAGGAGTAGGTTATAGATTATTCTGTTCTTTGAACGGATATAATCCCTATGGTTTCGGGTAAATAGCCAAAGGCATCGATCCCTTAACCACCGCTGTCCAAGTGGTAACCACTTAAGACGGCTAGAGAGTTGGTAACATTTTCCGAATATCGGATTTACCTCCTCGTCTCCTCGCTGAGGCTTAGTCTCAGGAGTGAGTAGTCGAACCTTTAAGGTTTCGACAAGGGCCGTACATAAGTTGAACTTAGTAGGGTCCCGGGTGAATTGGTCATTGTCTCTAACAAGTACCACACCCTCGCAGTACACACCTCCTCTGGAGTAAGTGTCTGTCTTGTCCTGAGAAGGGGTTAAACCCACTTCTAGGATCGTGGGAGGATAAAGACTAAGTCGCATCCTCTCCTCATCTGTAGAGGCTTCATCTATGATGTCGTCCCCTGCAGCTGCGAATGGATCTTTCCAGAGTTCCTTTAAGGTTCTCGGGATTTGATCACATCGCACCCTCACGTTAACTATCTTAGATAGAGCGTGTAGGATTGGTTTGGTCCCTGGAAGTCCCATAGGGCTTCCCCGAACCGTTACCAGGCCATCACACAGTGATGGACCTAGTAAAATTCTTCCCACATTACGAAAGTATTGTGAGTTCCCTAACCCTAAGGGTTTTAGGAACTGCTCAAAGAGTGGAAGAGCTTTCTGTCTAATGATTAAATCAGTAGCAGTAGCATAATCCCCTAGGAATAAGGTTTTACCTTTTTCTTCGGATTTGGGTGAGTATGAAAATTTCTTATACCACTCATATGCTTGATCTCCTGCTTCAAAGCCGGATTTCAGCGTAGGATCCTGCATCATCATCTTCTTTAAGAAGTGTGCTGCAGGTTGTAGGTAGGTGACTAATGAGGCATTAGCCTTAGTCACAATTCTTACCTTAGCCCCGGGCTCTTGCACGGTGCTAACAGACGATTCGAAGGGTTTCCCTGTCGATTCTCCGTTGTTATCCAGTATACCTAGTTTAACTAGGTCCTGGAAACAGAAAAACCACAATCCTGAGGAAAGTGGCTCTTCTG